TATCTGTGTGCAGTTGTTTTAGTGACAACTGTAACTGTGATTGTTGTAGTTGATCCGTGTGGAGCAATAAAATGACTAAATCCTGAGAACTGTGTAGCAGTAGTAACACCTGATGCGTTGATCTGATTGAATACAGATGTTCCTGTTGTGCTGATACCAGCAATGTCACCACTGCCACCACCACCACCACTGGCGTCTGCACCTACAAACTTTCCAGTTGATGATTGATATTTTAAAAACTTACCATCTACCTTCGCACTATCTTCATCAACATCATCAAGTTTTAGGAGATTAACTTCACCAGATCCTGGCCCGTGTGCAAGAACTTTATATAAGATATCTCTTACTTGCTTAATTTCTGCCTTGAGATTATCTAAACTTGTTTCATCTGAATTTTCAATCTCTTCTTTTAAATTTGTTTCTTCAATAAATTTAATTGCCTGTGCAACAGTATCACTTATCTTCGGTGTTTTGATTGGTTCTGGTTTAATAATATCAACAACTTCAAATGATGGATTATCATCAGCGTCCTCTATCTCTAATGTTGATACATCAAAATCTTCAGGCACACCCACAGTAACTGCTGGTTCTGTAATATCTTTAACTTCCTTTGGGTTTTCAATTACATCAATTATTGAATCTAGTTGTTCAATTAATTTTTCTTCTTTTTTCTTTTGTTTCTTTATGTTTACTTTTGCTTCCTTAATTCCACTAACCACAGTCGAAGTTAAGACATCAAGATTGATGTCTGCTTCCTTGAGAAGATTATCAAACTCCTCTTTCTTCTCTTTCTTGGCCTTTCCTAAAAGACTAAAAAATTCTGTGAGTTCTGGAGATTTCATTTATCATCTTTATTTTGATTCTTAATTAACTTTGATAACTCCGCTGTTGAACCTACGAACAATGCATTTGTCACATTTGTAGGGCCTTTGTTTGGATCTTGTTCTAGATCCTTCATTTTTTGTTGTAAATCAATAAGTTTGTCTGTTGTATCTGCAACTGCTTTAATTGTAGTTGCAGCAACTTCATATGCTCTTGCAGAATCTGATTCCTGAGCTAATTCCAATATACCATTCACTGCTTCTTGACCTTTTTCAACTAATGAATATAGATTTGCACGACTGTATTCATAATCCTTTTCAGAATCATTCTTATCACTTTTTTCAAGTTGATTCTTCCGAGGTTCAATCTTATCGTCTTCAACGACCTCTGTATCAACGTTAAGTGCTTCCTCGATAGAATCAAAATTTTTCATAACTCTCCTAGATGTCTATACCTTGAGATGGACTAGATGTTTTACCATCTGCAAAGAACGATGTCATTTCATCAAATCCAAAGTCATCACCAAACTCAATGGATGCATTATCAACTGCACTAAGAACACCAATCTTAGCGTTATGTTCGTGTTTCGCAGCGATTGTATTATCATGACCACGGAACACAGTTACGTTTTGACCACTGATACTTCTAATGAGCATGATCTCAGTATCAATAATAATTCGATCATTCGCACTTAAGTCGGTGGTTGCACTCACCTTGAAGGTTGTAACCTTATCAGAGATTGCACCATCAACAACTGTTGCCTGATCGTCATCATAATTTTTCTTCGCAGTCGGTGTTGCGCTATATCGAATATTACGTTTTGCAGTTTTGAAGTTTTCACTAGCGTAGTAATCAACATCAACTTTTTTGATAAGACCCTCTGGATTATCTGCAACAGGGCCAAAGAGGTAAGTTTTTGCAGTAAATGATAAAGTATAAATTAATATTCTACGAGAGTCAAATCCACCCTCGTATTGATCACTATAATTAATACTTTCTAAAACTATTGGAATATCTTTCTTCTCACCAATTGAACTAATTAAATTTACTGTGATATTGAATGATGGTTGAAAGTAAGGAATTATTTGTTCTAATATCTGTAATGCGTCATCACTCAACTTAGACATGATGCTAAGTTCAAATCCAACATTATATGGAACAGGCATATAAACTTTCTTTGCGTTTGTTCCATTTCGTGTAAGAAATGTTTGTGCAATTCCAGTCTTACGAGTCGGATCATATTGTATTCCTCCCATCTCAAAAGACAATCTAGGAAGAGTTATCGCAGTCTCTCTTTCTAATTCTGGTTGCTGTTGAATTCTTGCCAAAAATTTCTGCATTGGCCCGTAAGCCAATGGCACTTTCAAGGTGCTAAAAGTCGTCCCACTCGCATCCTTGTGTCGAATGTTAATATTATTAAAGAGGGTTCCGAAGCCGATAACCGTCTTTCTTAATATTTCATGATAGAAGTAAGTCCCTAACATATCACTATTTTTTAACTATTTAGAATGTTCCAAAGGGATTGCCCTCAGAGAAGTCTAAAATTGCATCTGCCTCAGTCTCAAAGTTTGCATTATCATTGTACTGATTTGCAGCATATTCATCATTTGGATAATCATTTGGTTGATCGTAACTTACTGATAATATAACATACTCTGCACCAGATTCTAAACCTTTAATTTTTTCGCCAACTCTGAATTCCATCTTAGATAGAATACTTACATCAAGAGTTCTAGAGGATGAATCCCAGACTTTAACTCTTGCAGTCTTTGAAGAATCTGATGATACTTGAACCACCTCATTAAATGTATAATTACCATTTCCAATAGTTGTTGCAGCACCAATTGTAATTGTTGGTGCAACAGTGTATCCAGCACCAGCATTACTAATTCTGATTGATCTTATCGTTCCACCAACCATGACTGCCTCAGCAGTTGCATCAGTTCCTCCTGATGGTGCGGTAGTAATCGCAACATTTGGTGTTGTTGTATAACCAGATCCACCAGATGTAATTGTAACGATACCTACAGAACCTAGAGAAGTGATGCCAGCAGTCGCTATACCAGCGCCTGGCACGGTCACAGTGGGTATTCCGATGTATCCACTGCCAGGATTGATTAAAAGAATTCTGTCAATAGATTTTGCAGTTCCTATACCAGATCTTGATGTCATAATAGCAACCGCAGTTGCATCTACGCCAGGTGATGTGCTGATTGAAACAGTTGGTGCAGCGACATATCCATAACCATCGTTCTGTAAGAATATTTGTTGGACTGCACCAAAGTTAAGAGTTGTATTTGCAGTTGCAAGACTACCAATTCCAGATAAAATTAATCTTGCCGAATAACCTTCTGTCTGAACAACCTCATCAATTGCATTGACATTTGTATCAATAACCTCATCTTCATATTCAAAGACTTCACATGTAAGTTGATATGTATAAGTTTTTCTTAGTTGATAATTTGGTTTTTCAAATTCAACATATTTTATCTCAAATAATTTTTTTCCTAATGGAGAGAATATTAAATCACCTTCTCTTGGACGATTTGATACTTCATAGTCATCTTCCTGTTGTTCTAAAAAAGGTGCAACTGATTCCTCAAATCTCTCTCTAGAGATTACAAAAGTAGCTTCAGTAGTAACTCGAACACCAAATTTTGTGAGTATATCCCCCTGACCAGCATATCCATCAACATTCATTAGATAAGCTTCAAGAGGAAATGCCTGATCAAATCTTGATTCAGTCACCTCTCTCATGATTGTTCTCGATGTCATCAATTTACGAGGAATATAATGACAGTCGAGCCCGTACATCCTTAATTGTTCATTAATTAAGTCTTGTACTAAACCTTGCTCGCCTTTAGAGCCTTGTAGAAAAAACGGATTTAACATTATCCAATCATATCAAGTGGAGGCATTTCATAGTCACTTGCCATCTTGGATCTTATCTCCGCTAATTCTGCAACACCGTCATCATAAATTTGACGACCATTTAATTGAATACCGCCAGGTAATTGAACTCCTTGAAACTTGATTAAATTTTGTCCCCACTGTCTCTTACACAAAGCTGTGAAATATCTTTTTAAAAATTGATCATTATATACTTTTGTGAAATCATCTGGATCTAAGATTCGGAAACAATCAATAACAAAGTAATCGTCTTTGTTTATTTGTGCCCAATCAACATCAATATAAAGACGATCTTGACGAATATTAAATCTATATCTTACGTCTGGATTCAATAGGAAAGTGATATCTTCAAGTTTAGTTTGAACCATTGCATATTGAAGAAGATCAATTGATCCAAAAGCATATAAGTCATTTAAAAACAACTGATAACGAATGTTGAACAAACCATCATAAACAGTATCTGATCTAACTTTAAATATCTGATTAACTCCGATCACAGATGGAGGCATTTGTATATAATTATTATTCTCTTCTATGTTGAAAGTTGTTGATAATCCAACTGTTGATGTTGTGGTTGTTGTTGTAATTCCTAAAGTTGAATCTCCTCCTCTCGCTTGTCCTCTATCAATATCATCTTGTGTAATTTTATATTTCAAATACATCCTTGCGATACCATCATAATGTCTCTCTTGATATATCTGAATAGCATCGTCTAACAGATCTTGAAACTGTTCATCTGCAACGTTAATCTCCAAGACAGGAAATCCAAGCTGTCTTTTTGCGTAATCTATTAATCCTTCTCTGGAACTTGGTTGAGCCATTCTTCACCTCTAAGTTGAAATACCTGTTCTTACAAGCACGTTACCCTCTACTATTTTAAAGAAAGTAGAACCAGAACTTACATTGACATCATATAGATATCTACCTTCAGATAAACCCCTAGTAACGGTTGAACCCATCGAAAGAGTTACTCTTCCATTCGAGTCACCAAGAGTCACGCCGAAAGTATTTGCAGTTCCAATCGCAGATTTCTTCATATTGCTTCTTCCTGTATAGTTAGAAAAATCTATACTAGAACCAGCGGAAGTTCTTACTGTGAATGTAGTGTTAAAATCAGCACCAGAAAATATGGTAAGATTTACACCCATTGGAACGGCAACATCTGGATCAAATGTGATTACCTGTTGTGCCATTTTTCTAATTATTTAGTTTTTGAACAAGAGTAGATAAAAGACCTTTGATTTCTCCTAACTCACCTTTCACATTATTAAGATCTTCTTTCATTTGATCTAATTCATTATTTTTGGTTTCCATCGCTTTCTTACGTTTAAGATATGCTTTATAAGCATTTACATCTTTATTAATTATAGCTGATGTATTTGAATCTCTATAGAGTCCGTGAGATCCCTCAACTGGTATGTGATTCTCCATTATGCAAATGCGATTCCTCTAAGTTCTTTAATTTTTGGTGGTTTTGCCTGATTTTTTCCAACCATAACAATTTTAATTTGGAATTTAGTAAATGATGGAATCTCTCTTGAGTTAAAAGTATATTCTTTAAATTCCTCTCCAACACTAGGAGGAACATTATGATCTGGCTCTCCAGTGTTTCTTGATGGATCTATTACTTTTTCAAATTGATCAATATTTGAGAAGCCTGGGAAAGGTTCAAAGTCACGACTAAATGTTTCTTCGTTAGATCCCTCTTCCATTGTTTTGTAGAAACATCTAATTTCAGATCCTTCTGTTCTGTAAGCTGAAAACTCTACTAATAATGAAGTTGCTGGGTTTTGTAACTTAATAAACTTTGAAATGTAAGCTGAAGCATTAGGATCTTGACCAGTGAGTTTAGTTCTCTTCATAAAACTTTCTTGTACTCGTGAATCACTAGATCCCAATCCATTAACAAAATCACCAGCATTTAATCTATTTGAAGATATGACAGCTGATATTCTATCACAATCAATCATTGGTGAGACATTCTCATCATCAGAATTCAGAATGACCTCAAACACCATTGATTTTCCAGCTGGCATAATATCTGTTAAGTTAGCATCTGCGTTAATTTTAGACGCAATAAGACGAGGAGTATCAAAATTATTCATGTCATTTAAAGTTATATCCTCAAACCCTTGATCTGTAAATGACTCCTCAAATCCACCAACACTAGATCCAGAAATTGTTCTAATTTTTGCAGAAACTGATGTGCCTGGTGGAGTTGAAGTTGACACATTAGGTGTCAAAGTTTCATATTGTATGTTTCTTGTGATTCTTGTTATACTTCCACCATCTGTTTTTGTCACATTAAAGAATTTAGCTGGAAGACTACCACTACCAGTTCGATCTGCGCCTGGAGATTGATCATTTAATCCCTTATCAGCACTCATATCAACTTTAATTGTATAATCATCCAAACCAATTGGATGTTTAGTTGTATCAACATCATTTAAAGTATGAAATGCATTAATTCTTCTTAAATTAATACCATTAACTTCATATTTTCTAATTTGAGCTCCAACATTATATGATTTCTTAGGTGTATTTTGACCACCGCCTGCAGCAGTCATAAAGGATTGAGGCCCAAGTCCTCTAGTTGTAATTCCAGTTATTTGACCATTTCCAACACCTGTATATGCTATGATTTCATGATCATTAATAATTGCATATCCATAGTTAGTAGTTCCAACTCCAACTCCCTCAAAAGTTTCAAAACTTGAAGAATCAACAACTGATATATTTCCTAGAGATGATTGAGCATAATCTGAGGTCAACGTAGTAATTGGAGTATCTGGTAGAATACCTTTAATTGATACACGGTTACTTGCATTATGCATAGCGTGAGCTCTATGATTAACTTTAAAGTGTAATCCATCAAATACAGGATCAACTTCAAATGATGACACTGTAGCGGCACTTCCAATCTGACCATCAACTGTTGTTCCAATTCCAGTTTTACCATCTATTGAGAGTATTGATTCTCCGTTATTGAACAATACTGTTCCAACACCAATATTAAATGATCCTTGAACATTATCAACTAATAAAGTGCTTGAAGTTGTGACAACACCAATTGCAATAATTTCTCCAGTACCATTTCCTTTACCAATTGTTCCAAGTCCAACAGTATCACCAACAACATAGTTGTTTCCACCATTAGTGAATGTAACGGCTCCTACAACACCATTTACAACAGTTACATCTGCGATAGCACCACTTCCTGATCCAGTTAATGTAACTGTTGGAATACTAGAGTATGTTAACACATCAGCTGATGGGGTAAATCCAATACCAGCATTAATAATTGAGAGATCATTGTAATTTGTATTAGGATTCTCACCTATTGATGCAATACCAGCAACTCCTAATAATGTTGCGGAAGCACCTTCGTTTCCAGCTTGTTTTATAATTACGCCAGGTTTTAATCCAGTTGTAAAATCACTTTGATCTGCTACTGGTAAAGTTGTTCCAATTCCAATTGTCGCTTTTCTTGATAGGAATTCGACAGAATTTTTTGGTAAATTCTTAATTAAATCATTCGCAACAGATACGTCTGGATTAAGGAATCTTGCGGTGCCTGGAGATCCAATATTAAACTTAGCCTTACGAAGAATAAACTTCATATCCTCCAATTGACTTGGATCCCAAGTTGTACCATTTTGAGATTTGAATAAAGATCCTAAGTATGGCTGTTGACTGATTCGTACCTGTTCACTGTCTGGTAAATTAGCAGTTGAAATATCTACTTCACCCATTCTTGAAATCCAAGCAGTATAGTTTTCAGATGGTGTAACAAGAACCATTGCATATTCTTGTTCTCCTTCAAGATAAACAGGTGAGTCAAATGTAAACGTAGTTCCCACAGTTCCATCTTCTGATGTATTAACTTCATTAGGATCTTTAGAAACAACACTAAATGGTAAAATCTTAGATGTTGGAAGACCAGTTTGAACTGTTCTCAATTGAATTGTAACTGGAATAGTATCATCTTTATCTCTGAAGAATACAGTCACAGATGTTAAGAAAACACCAGATGTATCATCGACTCTAAATGTTTGTGCAAGTGGATCATAATATTGAATACCTGTTAATTCCGTCTCTGCTGGGCCTACTTTTCTAGATATGGTTTCATTTAGAACTCTTTGATCTTGAAGTGTAAGTTTCTTAACTTGAGGAACTTTTGTGCTTAACACAGTTTCTTGAACTGTATTTAATGTTCCTTGTGCATAGAAGTTTGCCTCTGCATGACTCTTAACAACACCTTGAACTTGAGAGTTTGTTGAACTGGTTGTTAATCTAAAAGTTTTTATTCCAGATTCAAATTTAGGGACACTCGTAAATTTAGGATCAGGAATACCTAAAACAAGTTTTAGAGATCCAAGAGCGTCTGTAACATATTTTATTTCTTGAACAATAGCCTCAGCACCACTTGTTCTTCCAACTAATTTCATTCCTTTTTTAACTCTTCCCATAAATTCATCATCAACCATATTCACAAGAGAAAATGTATCAATGTTAAGTAAAGTTGAGGATGATGAATATGCAGCAGGGATAGCAACACCAACCTGATATGGGTTCGTCTGATAAACTCTTGTTGGTGCGTTATAAGGCCCTTCTCTATGATTCGGAGCAGCTAATCTAAACACAATCTCATCTACTGCACCTTCTTTGAACAATGGATGAAATGTTGCTCCTGTTTCTGGATCAATTTGTCCAAAATCAAGGGTTCCTTCAACAGTTTCACCAACGTCAAAAACTCCATTCACCATACTAATTTCAACCAATTTTGGTGAACAAAAATCACTCATTGATTGACCATCAAAATATGGATAGAAACGAGTTCTTGGTTTTAATGTAGTTGCATCAACTTCAATTTGTCTCTTTCTCATGAAGGGTATTTTATCAGAACTAACTATCTTTTCACCAATAACTTCTTCTGTGGTTGTTGAAGTAATTTGATATTGAATACCTTCTTTTGATTGATTGGTTGTAGTCTCAATATCTTCATATTTTTGTTTTGTCGTTAGAGTCGCATCTGTAATTACACCAGCACCCTTTGGAAGCCATTTTCCATTAAGTTCTATGACTTTCTGATAGTTTGGAATATGTTGAAGATTTAATTTTGCACCTTCAAGTTCTACTGAGTCTGGATGAATTTTACTAAACTTTTGTTCTGCAATGGTTTCAGCCCAACCACCAGTTACTTTTTCACCAACCCAATCAGTTTGCCAAGCACCCCAATCAACTTCACTGTAACCTGTTTCAGCATCAATACCGTGTTTTAAAAGTGCTAAATCATACTCACTGGTGTCAAATATTACTGCAGCATCTATCTTCTTGGTATCCATCCAAGTATCAGAGTCTGGGAATAGTTTCATATCTCCATCATAATATGCAATCAAGAATGGGTTAACATTCTCTATTCGTGATGAATATACCTGTTCTAACATCACAACCTCTGTGTAATCGAGAGTTATTGTGTTTCTTGTTTTTCTATTGTTTGTTCCTGATATGTCATTTGCATGTAATAAATCCACATTGGGATCTTTTGCAACACCATCTAATCCAAATTTAGATTTAGATGCAGGGACTAGATCAAGACAAGTTGTATAATGGCCAGGTCTTAAATAACCATTTTTAGCATCTGTACTTGCACTAAAATCAGGGTGTCCTATTTGATGAGCAGAATGTTTTTTAAAATTATCAACAAAGAAACCACACTTAAATCGACTTAGACCATTTGCATCCGTAACGTTAAGAGTGCTAGTTTCAAGTTCAAGCATAGAGAGTCTTGTATAATACTCTACATTCTCTAATCTTTTTTCTAATCTTGCTATGTCAGCCATAGTGAAACGTTTATGTTTCGTTCTTATGAACTGAGCTTGAGATACATTAGTTAGAAATGGTGTATATACGAATTTTGCAACTTCCATTGCATCACCAATTGCTTGAGGTTCTTGTGGTTCCTCTGAAGGAACACCTTGAAGATATACAAAATCACCAGTTTTATCAATAAATAATCTATCTTTTCTTCCAAGATAATAATTATAATTGACAATTAAATTTTCCTCAGATACCAATGGATTTAGAGAACCATCGCCTGTAGTTGTAAATTGTCTGGAATTATGTGTAAATGGAGATGATGAACTATTAGACGGATCATAATTTACAACTCTTGGTCTCAAATCGATTAAATCTGTCAATAATTGTCTGTAACTAGGATCAGTTGGAATTAAAGGTTCAGTCTCAGCTGGATAACTGGATGCGTTATAAAAATCTCCTGTGTCTGATTCTTCAACAAAGAAGTTTTTAAATACAATTTTTAATTTTTTCTCAGGAGCAGAAAATTCTTTATTTCTTTCAATAAAAGAATAATCATAAAATGTTGGTCTTTGACCTGTATTTAACTTATAGTAATCTGTTATATCTCTATCTCCATTTGCGATTGCAGCTACGACAGCAGTGATTCCAGATTTTTCTCCTCTTAGAGTTTCGCCTACTTCAAAATCTTTTTCATTTAAATTTACAATTCCAACAGCATCCGTTCCTGATTTTTCAATCACAGCGACAACAGCATTACTATTAAGACCTGTTAGTTTTTCTCCAATTATCAAATCAGCATTATTAGAACTTGGCCCAGAGAAACCACTCATAGTTATTGATGGTAGATCTGGTTCAGACGTATCATTTGATTCAAAAACTCCTAACAATTGAGCAGCGTCTGGCACATTTAAGCTTATTTTTTCATCTTGAACTCTTGTTCCAAATACATTACTGAATGACAGTCCATCATTTAATGTATTTGTTCCAATTCCAGAGGATGTTAATGTTGATCTGTTTAAAATTAAAACATTTGCTTCATTTAATTTTTTTTGTTTATTAGTTACTTTTGATTTTAAAACAGTTGCAAAAAGATTAGCCTTCACATCATTTTGACTTAATCCAACAAAAGTTACTGTCTTTTTATCATCAGCAATTTCAACCTGATCACTTGTTAGAGGTTCTATTGCTCCATTCTCATATGATAAAAAGTATCTTTCTTCATCAAATGGTTGGAAGAATAAATTTTTACCAGCATTTGGTGTTGTGAAAGAATTTTGAGCTACTGTAATATCGGAATATTGTTTTCTAACTTGTATTGTGGTGTTTGTCACATCAATACTTTCAACAAAAGGATTATCCAAAGGTGTTAGTAAACTGTTTTGACCTATGGTAAATGATGGTCTTCTAATCTGCAAATCATTTACGTCAAGAGTGGTCGCAGCATTACCATCATGAACACCACCACCACAAACACCAGTTACAGTAGGAATACCAACAACTTGAATTTCACTTCCCTCAGTTGAAACTCCTACGATACGGTTGAAACGAGGAGTGGTTTCGCCAGGAACTGTATAACTAACAATATTGTTTGAAGTTATGATACCAGCAAAGTTTTTACCAGCTGCTTTAATTACACCACCATTTCCCACTCCCAAAGATGTATGGCCTGGGACGACAGCATTCGTTAATTGAAAATTACCAGAAATAATATTTGTAAGTTTTTCTCCTTTATCAAGAACGACATCCGCAGAAAAAGTTGAGACACCAACTGCACTTTCTAATGAAGCTACATCACTAAATCCAAAAGTATCAACTTTAGTGATTAATCTTCCATCCGCAATTCCATTAATTGTAATAGATTCATTCTTTAAAAATTTACCACTTACATCAACTAAACTAAAATCTGTGGAATTTGTAATAGCTGAAACAACATATCCTGTTGCACCACTTCTTGTACCTTGAATTCTATCTGTCGCTGACAAAGATGTGATAGCAGTTCCGACTTTGATATCGGTGAATGTTTTAACATCAAATAAACGAATCTCATATTGAGTATTTGCATTTACAAAGCTTCCAGATTGAGCTTTGAAATCATATAGTCTTGCAAGTCCAATTTCAGATCCACCATTTCCTTTTCTTCTTGACATCAAAGAAACAGTCGCAGTAGTTCCGATTCCTAAACTCGGTGATCCAGAGATATTATTAAGAAAGAGAGGATTACCTGTAGAGTATGTAACAGCTTCTTCTAATACTTCTCTTGTAGATCTTGGTTTTGGTACATCGAGAAAAGTTGGAGCTATTTTTTCCAATCTATATCCTTTTACATATGCTATTCCTGGCGATATCTTAATCACCATTAAGTCATTAGTGGGAGTATTACCTTGTGCAGTTAATTGTTCTGATGTATAAATTCCGTCACTTCCGATACCATCATCTAAACACTCTCTAATATGCACACCAAAAGGAGAAACATAGTAGTTACCAGATTCATCAAAAGTTCTTTTAGCTAAAGTATCGTTAATTAGATTATATTGAGTTTCTGTAACAAATGTCTGTAATTGTCCTCCTTCAATTCTTGCAATCTCTACAAAATTTTGATCATTAAAATCTTTTAAATCTTTTTTTGCTAAATTGACAGACATTTGAAATCTATCAGCGCCTGGAGCAGCAAAGTTTGTATATCCTATTGCATTATCGTTTAACGATGTATCTTCATCAGCAGTTACAAATTTTTCGTCAATATTAAATCCGACACGATATGATGGTTGATCTCCGTATTGATCTAATATAATTGTTTCACTTTGAATTTGTGCAAAAGTTCCACGAAGAAAATAAACACCTTCTCCCACAGAAAAAGCAGAACCTGTAGCAGCAGAACCATCAATTAATGTATTTGCAAAGGGTTCACCAGCAGCAATTACAGTTGCACCAAAAACTATATCTATACTAGTTAATAAACTTTCACCATCTTCAAAAAGGCTTGATTGAAAATCTGCACCAGATTGTTCATACTTAATGTATAATGTTAGATTACCTCTGTTTGAATCTTCTTGTTTTAAAACTTTTCTAATTGTTGCAGTAACACCTGATCTAGCTCCAGTAATTCTAACACCTACAAGTTGATCAATATATGACTCAACTAAAATACCTAAGAAATTACTTTCAATTTGAACACAAGAATAATTATTATCATAAGTCACGTTGCCTGGAATTACCTTAGCACCCTCTTTGAAAAAATGAGTACCAAACTGTTCAATCTGATTCTGTAAAATCGATTGTAATCCAGTTAATTCTCGTGCTTGTACAGGAGAGCCTGGTTTAAAAAGAACTTTGTAAAAATTTTTATTTTTATCAAAATCGTCAAAATATGGATTGACGTTTAGATTGGTTTCCTGTGGCATGATTTT